TGCTGATACTTCCCCCTTAAATGCAATAGAAGACCCGGTAACGGACAAACTCCCTGAAATGTTAGTTCTACCTATTAAAGTTTGTGTGTCGTTAGATGCGTCTCCAAATTGATTTGAACCACTACTATAAATTACACTACTTGTTTCAAATATAGTTTTCACTGCATATGCAGATAAAGTTCCTGTTAAGGTAATGTCACCTGTTACATTTTGATTTCCTACAAAGTTATTACTACCGGTTGTTGCATAACTTCCAGTTTGATTTATTAAAGATGATGTAATATTCTCTAATGCTTGTAATTGCCCAGCAACTGATGCTGAATAACTAACAGTATTACCAATTCCAAATAATGTTGATGCACTAATTGCAGATGCAGATATTGAATTAGTTACTCTTAAATTACCTTGTGTACTTACAAATACTCCAACACCATTACCTAATGCATCTTGTATTTCTGTTAATGTTGCAGATGCAGTAGTATCACTACCTAAATGTAATAGTGATTGAAACGATTGTGAGATATATTGACTACTTAAATTTCCCATATTATTATTTTATTTTTAATCTGTTATCCATGTTCTAAAATCACCATATGCACCTGTCCATATTGCCGGAGTTGTATTCCATACCTTTGGTGCAATCCATAATTCACATTCGTCACAATTGAATAAGTTACTTTGTGGCCAATTTACCATTGGTATATTTACAAAGTTCCAATTCGCTTGTTCTAATCCCTCACCTACACTAAAACATTTCAAATTACCATAGTTTGCAGGTAATGATGAATTGATTGTAGTTGCAAATGCTCCTCCTACATTTTGACCCTCACCAACAGATATAATTGCATTATAATTTACATCAGTAATACAATCAGTTATTTTATATCCTAAAAAGTTAGGGTCAACTAAAAAAAAAAGACAACGATTTTTGTCATTGTGAGTAGTTAATACAAATGTAGAAACCCACCCTGCGAGACCATTATTAAATCGGTCTGCAAATGGTTCACATACTATTTCTGTATTTATCTCAAACCCATCAACACTTCTTTGTGTATACGATGTCAAATCGTTTAATATTGAAAAAGTGTTTGCATGAATATCAACTAAATCATCTCTTTTATAGAAAGGAATAGTTATTTCATTGTTTCTTGGGTCACTTTCGTTATTTTTGTTTTTAACTTTATCTGCAACTATTAGTTGTATGTTATAATCTGTTGTAGATGTACCATAGTTTGCACCTGTTATTAAAACATTACCAACAGGATAATTTGGAAACTCATCGTAGTCAAAATCACTCAATTCACCCTGTGATACCATTGCGATAGATGGGTGATTAGTCATAATGGTCTTGAAATAATTCAAAACATTATAATATAATGAGTAATTTATACCTGAGTCGTGAATAATTGCTGCCATAGTTTTTAATTATAATTGTATCCCACCAAAATATTGATTACTTTGGTCTGGATATATTTGTGTTTGATTTCCTACTGATTGTAAGTATTGTGGAATATTATTTGAAAAAGATATACAATAGTTCTGCAATCTTAATGCATAATAGTCAGCGTTATTCAATGCCTTACTTAATAAGTAGTCTATTTCCATTTTAGATGGTGCAGTTCCTTGTTCACTTTGTTGTTTAACACTACCATTAGACTTAAATTGAATTGAACTGAATGGAATATATTCAACACATGCATACCAAATCAAAGTTGGTTTAATATGGTCGTCTAAAAGGTCTTGATAATAAGAGGATAAACTACCAACTGTATTTGCAGTAATTTGTGCCTGTAAGAAATCAAACAGAACAGTACCTAATAAGTTCTTTAAGTATTTATCTTGTGCAGTTCTTAAAAATGGTAATAAAGCATCTGCATCAATTGCTCCTTGCAATGGTGTGTTCTTTATAATATCGTTTCTGTTTATGAATAATGCGTATGACATATTTTTTATTTATATATTTCGTATTGTGAGTTATTTACTTCCATCATTGAAAACTTTTCTGTTGGCAATGGTTCATTTACTACTGCATCTTGTCCGTCATCTGTTGTTGCAGGATTTTCCATTGATTTATTAGTTTCATCTTCAACTTGTGCAACTGTTTTATCAGTTTCTTCTGCAGTTTGTGCAAGAATTACTAATGGAGTTAATTGTTCAAAGTATAATTCCGTATCTGTGTATCCTGAACATGCCATAACATAATCTAAACTATTTAAGATAAGATTTTGGAATGGAGAGATAGTCATTGTTTGCATAATAGAAAATGCAGTCTTCATTTCTTCACTTTGAGAACTGAAACCATTGTTCTTTGTTCTAATACCGAATAATAAAGGTGATGTTACTCTATGTGCAACTAATATTCTATCTTGTATGTAATCTGCAACATATTCGTATTTCTCATGTAGATTATCTATTTGTATTACATCTAATGTTGGTTTACTTGCAACATCATCGTTAAATGATACCATAAATCTACCTGCGTTATCTGTTCCTGTGAATTTTCTTTGTATTAAATCTTCAATTGTCTCTCTTTCTTCTGGTGCAGGTACTCCATTGTTAAAGTTTATCATTACAGACGGTAAGAAACCATTTGTAATGTTGTTCCAATGCAAATTACTTACTTCACCATCACACATTGCTAATTGTAAAGCAGATACCCAATCAGGTAAAGAATAATAGTATAGACCTGGACAATAATTCTTAATGTAAAAGATTTCCATCTTTTCATTAGAAGTTTCAAATGCAGGTATCTTCTTTTTCTCTTTGATTTTTCTTGCATCTGTCCAATCTGTACAATAATAATAGTTTTCTATCATTGGATTGCCATATAATTTCTCTGCACGAAGTGTTTGAACTGGAATATGATACATTTTCTTTACTTTCGTATGTGTATCATCCCAATATACTTGAAATGCAGCATTACCAAATAATTTTAAGTCAAAAGAAACTTTTTTTACTTCCTCTTGTGGTACAATTTTTTGTAATGTCTCATTAAATGCTTCATTTTTAGAGTATAAACCCTTACCAAAGATTAAATCTGCAATACCTTCAACGGCTGCAGCATTGGTTGTTGATACATTGAATGCAGCAATTACTGCATCAAAGAAATCATCTTGTCCGTAAACACCAAATGGTACAAATGGATATCTTGTTCTTGTATCCTCTGTAATTACTGGTAGTTGGTTATTATTAACATTTACTATCGCAAAGTTCTGTTTTCCTTTCATATTAGTTGTAAATTATGTATTTGTTCTCACTTTCATGTGATATTATTGGCGGTATTTGGTTTTCATATACGGATTTATCTATTGATTGTGACTCATATACTTGCATTGTACCTCTCCATATATCTACACTGCCTGTTGGTGTTCCATTATATAATACTGCACGATATTCTGATGCAACAATTGCACCACTAATACTTGCAGTAAATCCAATATAACTTTCATATCCTTCATAAGTTATACCAGACATAGATGCAGTAAATGTAGTCAATGTTGTCATATCAGTTAGTGACATGGTAAATTGATTTGATGTAGATGCAGTTGGTTGTGTCCTAAATGTGTATGAGTTGCTCTGACTGATATAATATGATTGCATTATCCCTAGTTTATGTATAATTGGTATATTAAAAACACTACTTTTCGTAGAAATAGTTATGATAATAAAAAAACCCCTACATCTCTGTAAGGGTTTAATATTTTTAGTCATAATATTATTTATGAACCATAAACGATAGTTGGTTGTGTTGTTAAACCAGCGAAAGGATTATTTACTGTGCTTCCAGATAAGAAGTAAGCCGGTTCTTTTTCTAAACCTGTAAGAGTAATTGAGTAACCGAAAAGGTCACCTAATGCTCCACCTGTTTGAATAGTTCCCGCAGTTACATCACATCCTTCTTTGTTACCAATCAATAATGCTTCACCATTTAATGTCCAAACTACTATTTTAGGTCTACCGTATGCCATCAACTTTAATTGAGTGGTCATTTCGTTAGTTAATTTCTTCAAATTCAAAGTCAATTCTTGTGAAAAGAATGTAGTTCCATTATCTCTTGATGAGTTAACAGTCTCTGTGTAAGAAGAGTTACCTTTAAGTTCATAATAATAAGCTGAACTACCTGATGGGTTACCCAATGCAGTTACCTGGTCGTTAGCTCCAGTAGTTGCAGATGCAGTATAGTAATTCAAGAAGTAAACTCCTTGTAAACCACCTACCGACTCTTTGCAGACTTCTTGTCTTCCAAGTGATACTTGACATTGTCCTGATGTATAAGGCATATTATTAAGTTTTTGTTTGTGATAAGTTGGTGGGGTATTTTACTCCCCACCTTCTTAAATTATTTTTTAGTAAGCTCCGTAGTATACGATGTCTTGTCCAACACCGAAGTTAACAGCTGCTGTATATCTCATGATGATACGATAGTTTTGTGAACCATCAATATTAGCCATGTCAATCACTTTTACCTCGTTTTGGTCTGACATAAGTCCCGTGCCAAAGAATAAGTTTGATTTTTGTGCTGCTACTATTTTGTTATCACCTAAACCTGGACATAATACTAAATCAATACCATTGAAGTTGTATGGTTTTTCACCGATTACAAATCCATTTTGATAACCATTAGCACCAATGTTAGCCAATGTAGTTCCAGTTGAAGTTAAACCAGCAGTTGCTAATTGATATGCCTTAGCGATACCAGTACCAACATAGATAACTAAATCTTGTTTACCATAAACAGTGTTAGGAATTGTATCAACAACTGATTGTAATTTTTGGATTACATTCGCTGAAGTTACACTACCAGAGATGATAACAGAACCACTACCAGTCAATCTTGCAGGTAATACATCTGTTGCACCTGCTGTTGCTACTGAAGCAGACAATAAGGTTTGGAAACCATCAAATTGTCCGTTAGTTGAAGCTTGACCTTGCCAGATAGATGTTTCAATTGCCTGAGCAACATTACCACCTACATAAGAAATTAAGAAATCGTTAAAGTTCTTAGGGATTTCATCAAAAGCTGAAAAACCTAATTGCATCGCTTCCCATGATTGAACGAAAGTTTGCTTACATAATTGTAAGTTAACTTGGAATTCATCAGGAGTTAAGTATCTTTCTGATAAAGATGCAGATGATGCTGCTACGAAATCACAAGATGCGTCTTGGATTAAGTTTGATAATTCTAGCTTTTGGATTACTGAACGATATTTCACATTCGGCATAATCGTAACTAACTTCTTATCAAGAGTGTTTGCACTTAAAAGTGCAGCTGCTATATATCCTGAAGCCGCTTCACCAGCATAAGTTGGTGTAGATGGACTCGTAAAGGTGGGTTGAGCACCTGCGATATTAGCGAATTTTTGATTTTTGTTCATTTTAATTCGTTTTTTTTGTTAAATTATTTTAATTATAAAGTTTTGATAAGAAAGTAGATTGAGCATCAACCATTTTCTCACCATAATTTTTTCTGTTTGAATTGAACTTATGAATTGCAGAAGCATCTTCAACTGGAGCACCATCTAATTTTGGTAACTCTTCATCTTCGTCTACTGCTTCCATCATTGTTCCTGACTCTTCTTCTGTTACGATAGAGTCTGTTGGAGGCATCATTGTTGCTTCCATCACTTTCATTTTCTTTTCCATTTCATCAATTCTGTAAGCCATTTCTTCCATTTTCTTACCTAATTCCATTTCCATGTCTTTTTCATCTTTCATTGTTTCACCATCTGTTTCAGGCATATCAGGGTCAACTTCATCAGTTTCCTCAGCCATTTTCAATGTACCACTAGTTACAGAGTTCTTTGCTTCTGGCATTACATTTTCAGGGTCTTCATTACCTGTTGATGGTAATTTTTCTGTTTTAATCATGTCAGCATCTTCGTCTGCTAATTCTACATTTTCTCTTTCTACGATTTTACCGTCTTTTGAGATTACTTTAAGCATGGTTTCATTTCCCTCTGTATCTTTCAACATAAGTTCATGTGTTCCGTCTGGTGCTGGAGATTTAGTTCCATCTTCTGAAACTACGAATAGGTCTTCACCTACATCAAATGTTGCAGACTCAACTATTGTTCCATCTGCTAATTTAGCATATGTTAATTGAACTTCTTCGTTTAATGATAACATCTGCATTATTTTGTTTAATACTGTCTTTGAATTCATTTTATTATTGTTTATAAGGTAAAAACACCTTTTGTTAAAAAAATCGTTATTTTTGTTTTATAATCCGTATCTTGCTTTTAATCCATTATGATTTTGTAATAATTCTGCAGTACTTAATGACCCTGTATATAATGCCATAACTTGCACCATACTTCCTGAATTCAAAAATCTATTGGGTAATGAGGCATTATTAAAATTAAATTTAGGTGTAATTGTTCCAGTACTTACACTAGTTGTTATGGTATATGACCCGGTTGCACCATCCATACAATAATTTAATGTATTAGTTGAGTCAGTAAAACTAAATTGTGAAATATGCCAACTACCAGATTGTCCACTATTTGTTGGTGTTGCAGTTAAAGAAGCACCATAGACATCATTAATAAATGGTAATGCAACTCCATTATATGTATTATCTAATGCAAACATACCATATGCTTCAGGCTCTCTACCTGCAAAGAATTCAATTGCATCAAATTGATAAGATGCAGATGTCATATACCATGCCATAACCCAAGTTTGTTCATTACCTAAAGTTAACTGTGGCATTTCTACTCTGTTGCCTTGTCCACTTGCACCTAATCTTAATACACTACCTGATATATCTGCAGTATTATAATTTACTGTTCCTACTACACTACCTGATTTATTATTACCACTTAGGTCAAATACAGTTGTTTGGCCACTACCAGAATATGATGCTGTAAATGCAATATCATAGTATGCATAAAGTGAAGAACTTACAGCTAATCTTTGTATACCACTTACAACTGGTGCAACTTCACTTACTGGATAATTTTGATTAAATCCAAAGTTTTGAAATATCATTAAATCATATTTTTTGTTGATACTACGAATGGTACTCCACTTGCAACT